TCCAACATTGAATCTAACTCCATCATTTCCGGCAATGGTACTTGTTTTGAGGTTAATAGCTCCATCACTCTGAATCCTCATCCGCTCCGTCGGAGAACTCTCCCCATCCGCCGTAGTGGAGAACACTAACCTGCCCGGCATGTCGTTGGCGCCACCACCGGAAACTGGGCCATCAACATCTACGCCAATTCGCGCAGCGGTCAAATAACTAGATCCGTTGGCGCCAGTAAAATCAATCGCGCCAAGTAGATCATTTTCTGCGACTGCTGTATTTGTGCCTTTTGTTGCAGATTTAGAGCGCCCAATAATGATGCCAGCAGGTGCACTGGCACCATTGTCAAACCTTGTAAGCGTTAAATAGGCAGATGCGCCTGAACCAACAAGTTGAATGCCACCTTCAAGTGCGTTGCTAATGCTCGTAGACGTGCCAACTAACAGGCGTCCCGAGCTGTCGATGCGGGCACGTTCTGTGCCGGCTCCCCGAAGGATTAAGCTGCCACTACTTGCACCTGCATAAAAGTCTATGTAATTACCAGTAGAAGTAGCAGCCTGAAGCCGAATAACATTATTGCTTGCGCTGTTTTCTGCACGGAAGGTATCACTGCCCGAGCTAGGTTGAACGACATGAGTTGCGGCGCTGGGGCTCGTAGTGCCAATCCCTACGTTACCTGCCGAGGTAACATGCAATCGTGTATTTGCGGCCCCATTCGTGTAAATACCAAAAGATCCAGCGTAATCTGTTCCTATAGCTGCGTTTTGAGTGGTGGAGCCGCCATCAACATTCAAATGGCGGGTACCATCGCCGATGCGGATTCTGGGTGTCGTAGCATCCTCAATAGTTAACTTAAAACCAGGGCTACTAGTCCCCAGACCTAAGCGGCCACTGGAGTCTAGGCGCATTGCTGGCGAATTATTGGTATAGAACTCCCAGTAGTTGTTACCACCACCGTAAGCGTAACGCGATAGCGTATGTGTAGCAAACTTTAAATCGACGTAAGGGTTGCTGCTCCCGTCGGTGGTGATTAGCTGATCTAAATAATAATTGTTTCCGGCGTCTCCGAGTCGAATTCCACCCGTAAGATTAGCTCCAAAGACGTTTGCCGCTACATGCAAATTGCGCTGAGGCGCGGAAACGCCTGCTCCGATATTCCCATTCGCATCAACAAACAACCGCCCAGTGCCATTAGTGCTGATGGCTACTTGGTCTGCGCCGGGGGAGTAAATGCCGGTGTTGGGGTCGCCAGCAAAGGTCAGCGATGGCGCTGCAGCACTGCCTAGGGGGATGCTGAATCGTTCGCTGCTAGTCCACGCATCGGTGGCGTCCACCCAGTTGATGGTCTTATCGGTGGTTCCCTTGAGCGTGATGCCGCCGCCGTCAGCGGTTACATCAGTCGGCGTATCGACGTTGCCGATGATGATGTTCTTGTCTTCGACCAGCAGATCTTGAGTGTTGATCGTGGTAGTCGTGCCGTTGACCGTCAGATCACCAGCCAGCGTCAGGTTGTCGGACCAGCTGACATTGGTGCCATCGGTGACGATCACCTGATTAGCCGTGCCGTTGGCCAGCTTGCTCACGGCAATCTCAGCCGTAGCGCTTACATCACCGTCCACGATGGTGCCGTCGGCCAGCATCGTGCTTGTGACCGTGCCAGTATCGCCGGACGTGATGACAGTGCCGCTGCGATCTGGCAGCGTGATGGTGCGATCTGCTGTCGGGTTGGTGACCGCTAGCGTCGTCTCAAATCCATCAGCAGTGCTGCCTTCAAATGTCAGGCTGCCCGTGCTGCCGATCTCAAGGTTGCCAGTGATCGTTAAGTTGCCGCTGCCATCTGGTATGGGGAGATAGGCGAGGCTGTTCCAGTTGGTGGTGCCATCCCCAATCTTGAACTTCTTAGTATCTGTCTCGTAGCCGATCTCACCTGATAGCAGGATCGGGTTTGCTGCTGTCCAGTTGGCGGCGGTATCTTTCCGCTGCGCCATTTGAACGCGGATAGTTGTAGCAGTCATGATTCAGCACCACCAGCTTGAATGATAAGAGTGGCTGCGACCGCTGGAACAGCATCGTCAGTTTCAAGGATGAATGGCGCAGTGCCAGTCATGGCGTAGGACGTGAACGATGCCTCAGCGCCAAGGGCAGCCGGTTCACCGATCAGGTCATACAGCAGGAAGTTGCCGATCAGGGCAACCAGCTCTACGGTCAGATCTGTGTAGACGCCACGCTGGATCTCTTCAGGTTTGGCGGCATACCGATATAAGGAATCTGTTGGCACCACGTCGGCCGATCCCCAGAATGCGGCAGGCAGCGTGAACGTGCGATGGCTGCCAGCTGAATCAGCGTAGTGATCGCGGATCAACGTCGCCTGTGACTCCACGAGGTTGGTGTAGGTGAGCGTCAGCCTGTAGTTGCTTTGCCTGAGGCTGTGCCTAAACAGCACTGGCGCACCGATCAGCGTCTCCTCAGAGCTGACATTCAGGCCGCCAAGGTCGTACTGAAAATTGGACGGCAGCAGCTCAGGGTAAGCGGTCATATCAGGTATGGCGGCAGCAGCTGCAGCTCTACCGTAGCGTCGATGATGTCACAAGACTGATCGATCACTGGCGCCGACAGGTAGCGCCATAGGTAGTTCGCAGGAAATGTCAGGTTCGTGGCGATCAATGTTGTAGCGCTCAGGTCGAATGGCTCGAACGTGCCATGCAATGCGTAGTGGCTGACAAGACTGAATCTGTCGGCTGATGATACCCGCGTGAAGGTCATGCGCAGGATGTGACCCACTGATGCGTTGCTATGGCGCACGCTGGTTTCGTAACCGTCGAGCACCGCGAACTCAGTGCTGGCGCTGGTGCCTGGTGTGTAGGTACGGGTTGATGGTTGCAGTGCAGGGAAGGTGGCCATGGTTTAGGTGCAACTCACTGTATTGTTATATGTCACAGAGTCAAGCGCTACTGCGCTATAAGTACAGCCAACAGCTCCGCCGCCATAACTGGCGACAATCCATCCGAATGTCTGGCCAGCTTCGTATGATCCTTGAGTTTTTGAAATCGTAAAGATTAAGCAAAGTGCATCGACTGTTGCTGTAAATGTAACGCTGGCGGCGGATGCAGTTGTGGTCCCGACTCTAATCCAATCAACGCCAAACACATCCGCGTAGGTTCCATAAGTCACGCCAGGATCGCAATCTTGAGAAATCTGTCCCTCGCTATATTCGGTGTAAGCTTTGTAAACTGATACGGGGAAAGTGAATGATCTGGTCTGGCTTACAGAGCTGATAGGTGAACCGCATCCACCGCAGCCAAAAGAGCTGACTCTGTTGATTGTTACCTGCGCAGTGACGCTAGTAAAACACTCAGGAGGCTCTGCCGGCTCTACCGCAGCCGTAGTGCCAAGCTCGCGCGGCGCGCCATAGCCATCGGATGTTGCCGGATCCTTGCAGCGGCCGACAGCAGCAATGAAATAATCAACCTCAGACGTGGTGATTGATAGCGTATAAGCTCCTGCAATCGGCTCGTCTTGGCAGGAGATATCGAACTCCTCTCCAGTGTCTTTGTCGATCTTGGACCAGCACACCTGACCGGCGCAGCTCAGATCGGATTCGCTTACTGACAATGTGTCACCAGTCAATGGCGCACCACCCGTGCCACTGCCCCCGGTGATCACACCGACGCCTGTCTCATCAGTGTCCTCTTCAAGTGGATCCGCTGGATTGTCCCATCCGCCGACTGGTGTCTGGCCACCTGTTGGCTCACCTGCAGGCTGCGATACATCCGGTCCGATTGGCGGATAGCCGCCTGTTGCCCATTCATCGTCAGTCGGTGCTGCAATGTCCACTGTGGTTTCAGATTCAGTCGGTGGGTCGAAGTTGCCGCCACTGGCTGGATAATCAATACCGCTACCGCCTAGGCCGGTGTTGTCTGATGATGAGTTTTCATCGCAGCTGTAGTCGCTGCGCCCTGCTGAGATCGTGAACCCAGGCGCTGTCGCTGCCGCCACTTCACGCGCCACCAAGCTGCGGCCTTGATTGTCAATCGGGAAATGGGTGAGATCAAAAACGCAGGCACCGCTAGCCGTCTTCTCAATCCGCTCCACTTCATACAAAAAGTCGTGGTAGCTCAGTGCTGTGGTTGCAGTTTCACGCCGCAAGCGAACGCGAACGATATCGCCCAACTCGAGTGTGCTGTTGTAGCTGCTTGGCCTTACGTTTAAGCGCAGCGTATGCGTGATGTACTTGCGCCGCGCCAAACGGAATGCACCAACCTTGACGGCATGAGTTTCGCTTGCGCAGAACTGGCTCATGTCGTATTGATCGAATGGGCCAGCTGTTGCCTCGCCTGCGTAGCGCACTTCAGTGGTGCGCGGAAAGCCGATATCAGAGTCTGGCTGCTGACGCCACATCATCTGCAGACAGATCGGCTGGCGGTCAGCCAAGGAGATATATTCAATCTCAAAACCATCCGGCAGCAGATGATCCTCTGTGAACGTGAAATCCCATCCGATCGTTGTGGTCTTGATCGTGTGATCACTGTTCACAGGTAGCCGCGGCTTGAATCCAAACTTACCGTTTGATTCAATCAGGCGCAGCAGGAAATCATTCCCGATCTGTTCGAGCCATTCGTCTAGGTTGCTGCTTTCCTTGAATACTCCGTTATAGAGCAACCCATTGGTCTGGCAGAAGTTGGCCGCGGCCATCATCTTGGTGCTATCGATCAGCGTGGATGGGATCCGGCCTGATTGATTCATCAGGTACAGAGCCAGATCGATCACGTTATTGCTGGGGCCAAGCGTGCTGTCAATAATGCGCGTGACCTGCATCCCCTCGCGCACGAACACATGCACCTGTTGTTCCCATCGATCGCTGCCATCCGGGAATGTGTTTACGTAGCTGAGCGTCGTCATGTTGGCGTAGCGCCCTGACGTGCCGCAGTAGTAGGGGCATGACCACGGCGTTGTGTCTACAACTGTGGTAACGAAGTTGCCAGGGAACCACGTGCCTGCTCGGCGATCATAGGTTTGGTTCCACGTGCCTTGGCGGCATGGTCCGGCAAAGACATCCTTGATTGGAATCGTTGGCAGCTGCCCTTCGCTCAGCACAAGGTGCAAGCTGACCGTTAGCGCATTGGTCGTGCCATCGTTTTGGTATCGCGCCTCAGTTGCACCAGGGCTTACCAAGATGCCGCCAACATTGCTGACGCGACGGCAGAACACGATCGGCACCGGATCGCCGATCTTGTATGCCACCTGTTGCGCCGTGAGATCATCTGCTGCCTCTGCTGCAGCTTCATTCAGAACCGGATCAGACAACCCGCTCTGATAAGCCAGCAGTGCCAGTGGGTCAGAGATGTTCAGCGTCATATCCGAAG